ATGGGAGAAGGCGAATCCAACGATAATGTAAAGAACTAGGGCCACTAAAACTACGATCTTTATTGCATTGTTCATATTATCTCACCTGTTTATAGATTTTAAGCATTCCCTGAGATACAACCAGGGTAAACTGTGGGTATTCAAGTCTTAGTGTCTCTAACGAGACCCTGAGAGACGACAGGGGCATCATAGAGATGAGAACCATATGATTAACCTCTCACCAAAACCCAATGCTTGATACCTGAGGAATCCGTTACAATCTGCCAATGGTCTCTTTTATAGTTTTTCATAAGTCCTCCATTATTTAACAATGTATCTCTTGCTCTCTACTTCTATGACATATTGATTGGAGGGGAATCTACCCTGCATCTCTCTAACAAGGCGAATGGCTTGGGCCTTTAAGAGAGTTCGGAGAGCCAATCTTTCGATTCCGTTTAGTCCAATCTCGATGACTGAGTATTTCTTTTTCATACCCTCTTATAACCCCCATTAAAGGAGATTTCAAGGCTTTTCTTTAAATTATTTTTAAGAGGGAAGATACTGAGGATGAAGGGGTTTAAGGATACATTCACCATCTAAGAATATTTATTCGCTAAATGAGATAGTAAAAGGGGTCTCTACATCGGAGGTTAGTGAGGGGATGTTTAGATTAAATGATCCTCTTCGTCTCCGTTCAACCAATCTTTGAAAGACGATAAACTAGGATAAAGAGAAGAGGATTACAGCTGATGAGAGGGGATTGCTAGAGTTACCCATTTCTCTACCCCGACCATAAATGCAAGGCGTTAAGCTAATAGTCAGCCAGTAACCAAGTCTTTAGCCGAGCAATACTAAAGACAATATTAAGTTAGCCATTACCATCTCTGGATGAGAATAGAGATACTCTTGATAATAGCTGTTGGGCCGAGCGACAATCCCACTACTAATGCAAGGGAAAGAATATGGGAGAAGTGTCTTTAATCTCTTAAATAGGAAAGTCTTTGATCCTGTAGTTAAAACACTAATTTAATATGAATGAAAATGAGATAGAAAAGAAAGAAGAATCTAAACTTCCCGAAGTTACAGACCAGAATCTTAAGTTCATGCGTCTCATTCAATCTGGAGTAGCCATTAACGATGCCTACAAAGCCTCTGGCTACACGGGAAAGAGTGCCGATGCTCCCTATGCTCTTTATCATAGCCTTAAGAAGAGAATACAAGCTTTACAGGATGCCGATTCGTTAGATGGAGTTAAGTTAAGGTCAAAGCTTTCTGAGATATTAAACCTCCCCATCAAAGATACTCAAATATCTATTAAAGATCGTCTTAACGCTATAAAATTGACTAACGATATTGTAAATGGACAGAGCAAGAGTGACAATCCCTCTATAACTGCCTTTGTTATCAAGATGGGAGATAGTAAAACAACTGAAGTTATAGATGTGAAAGAAGTAGAGAAGGAATAGGATTGTTGTTGCTGACCCCCGTATGGGTCGGTTAGAGGGGAGGGTAGGTTTGTAATATGGTCTATTATACTGCCCCTATACTTTTAATAAAAACACTTGAAATTCAATGGCTATAACTACCATGCTACCAACAATAATCTTCACTCTCGTCTTCTTCATGGTAATCCTCTCACTATGGAGAGGAGATTAGAGTGTCAGCCATTTTAGCTACAGCAGCTATGATTAGCTATCTGATTTATCTTTTGAAGAACTTGCAGTAGGGGAGAAGCAGCCATGTCTTACAGAAAAGAAGAAAATTGTGATCATAAGCAGCAAATGGTTGTTCTAGCCGGAGAAAGAAAAGACCAATACTGTTGCTTCTGTAAAAAACTCATGTTTTCCTGGCATTTGCAGAAACCAGAGAAGATTTACTTTGAGATCATTGGCAACTCTCAAGAAGTGCAATAGATCAGTTATATTGCTTCATTAGAAGAAATTAAGAAGGATTTAGCAGCTCAGACTTACTGGCTTTCGTTTTAAGCAGTTTCGCCATACCTAGATATGTCAGTTAAGTATGGCCCCTTAAATCGCATCCTAGAGCGTATTTAGCCTTAACTAAGCCTCATCAGATTTAGTAATGAATTAAGGAGATTTTAACCATGCCTTTGCCGCGAACAAACAATATAGGGAGGATCTTAGATGAACTCAAAACCAGCAAAAAGAAAAGATCCCATAAACAACAAATCGCAATCGCCCTTAGCCAGGCTAGAAAGTATGGGGGTAGTGTCCCATCCAAGCCCAAGGGTATGGGTGGTAAGTAACCTAGAAGCAGATCCGTTGATTGAGAGTCTTTTAAAAAAATTATATTTTTTCGAGTGAAAGGGAGAGGTTTTAGATGCCGATAGAGTTTACACCTCATGCCGCCCAAAAGAAGATCTTTGAGTCTAAAGCTAGATACATTGGGGCGGTAGCAGGGATTCGTGGTGGTAAGACAACGGCAGGAGCTGTTTGGCTCAATTCTAGAATCTATGCAGACTACGCAGAAGGGAAGAGAGGGGACTATCTTATTGCAGCCCCTACGAACAAGATATTAGAGCAATCTAGTCTTCCTAAGTTTAAAGAGTATTTCCCTGCTGACTGGGGTACCTGGAAAGAACAGAAGGGTTGCTTCGAACTGAAATGGTCTAGAAAGGGATCAAAAGAACCTTGTAGAGTCTTTGTTCGGTCACTAGATGATCCTAACTCCATCGAGGGTATGGAGTGTTTAGCAATCTGGGCAGACGAAGTGGGGCAGATGAAAGGAGAAGTCTGGCCGAATATGGTTGGGCGTGTTAGCATAACCCAAGGCCCTATTTTGATGACGACTACTCCCTACGCCTTGAACTGGTTCTATACCGAGGTCTTTAAGAAGTGGCGGGAAGGGAACGAAAATTTTGAAATTATTGCTTGGTCATCGGTAGATAACCCGATGTTCCCAAGGGCAGAGTACGAGAACGCAAAGCGTATCTTGCCTAAGCAAGTGTTTGAACGACGTTATAACGGAACCTTCACGAGAATGGAAGGGCTCGTTTATCCAGAGTTCGACGAAGATATTCACGTAGTAGACCAGTTTACAATCCCTGAGAAGTGGCTTCGATTTGGGGGGATGGACTTTGGAAGAAATAATCCAAACGCTATTCTTTGCATTGCTGAAGATCCAGATACAAAGACCTACTACGTATATAAAGAATTTTATAAGAGCGAAGTATTGCTGCAGGAGATGGCAGCATTTTTGAAAGCTGAAAATTTGTCCTATGTTCTTGCTGATACCCAATCTGCCCAACTAATAGCAGAACTACAACAGTTCTATCAAGTCAGAGGGGTCAAAGAAGCAGACAAAGGCATTGAAGTAGGAATAGAAAGAATACGCACTCTTCTCATAGAAGGAAGATTAAAGTTCTTTAACAAAAGAACTCCCCGCACTATGGACGAGATTAAAGAGTATCATTACTCTCTTCAGTCGTTGGATAAAAATGCGGGGGATAAGCCTGTGGCAAAGAATAACCATGCTATGGATGCACTACGCTATGCGTTTAGTCGCCCATTACAGGGATTATATTCTGGTCGCCCTAGTTTCGATAAGAAAAAATTATACTCTGCTAAGCGACGTTCTATTATACACAGTACTGACGAATTTACCGGATATTGAGGAAATATGGAAAATAATGATGAAATCAATGTAGACCGCATTGCAGAAGAGATGGATAAGTCTCATCCAACTCCGAGAGCAGAGGACTCTAGTCCTATTGCAATTCCAGCAGACGATGAAATGGCGAGAGCCGACAAGATGAAGAAGATAACTGATTCTCTTGTTGATCGTTTTCTGAAATGGGAATCAAATCGTCGCCCTCGTGAGCAAATGTGGCAGAGCATCTATCGCCTTTATTGCACAGTTCCCGATAAGCATACTACTCCTACTCGTTCGTCAATCACTCTTCCTATCGTTTTTCAAGTTGTTGAATCAGCTGTGCCTAAGATTATGAATACGCTATTTGCGTCTTCTGATTCTTTCTTTGACGTTGTTCCTAGAAATCTTCAAGAGCAACCAGAGCTTGAGATTCCAGCAGATAATATTAAAAAGCTTTTAGACTTGCAACTAGATAAGGCTGGATTTTATTCAAAATTTTTAGACTTTACTAAGCAGTTAATGCTCTACGGGACTTCCTATTTCAAAGTCTACTGGAAAGTTAAAAGAGATTGGGTTTGGGAAAGGATTCCAGTTCGTACAGATAATACGATCATGGGAATTAATCTCGGCCAGGATATTGAATGGCAGGAAACCAAATCATATAAAGTAGTTGAACGTCGACCAGAAGTAGAAGTTCTTGACGTACTAGATGTATTTCCAGATCCAGATGCAGCCACTCCTGACGAAGGTATGGGTATATTTATACGCTCTTGGATCGATAGAGATGAACTTCGGGAAATGGGGCAAGGCAAATATCCAATGTATGAAAATACAGAAGATACAGCTCTCCAATCTACTTCAGATAGCAAAGATACTTCTCGCGGAGAAAGAAATGCATCCAGAGGACTCTCTGCCGATAATGCTAATCGAAAGAACCAAGTAGAATTGCTTGAGTTCTGGGGCAAATACGACGTAGATGGCGATGGTATCAAAGAAGAGTGCCAGATTGTTATTGGTAATAGACAAGTGCTTCTTAAAGCCAAAGCTAATCCTTTTCATCATCAGAAAAGACCTATTATCAAAACAGCATTGTTTCCAGTTCCTAAAGAATGGTTTGGTATTGGTCT